AAGGTTTAGAGCTGTGATTTTTGATTCATAAAAATTTTAAGGAGGAAAATTAAAATGGCAGTACAAAAAGGAAGTGCATTCTTATTAAAAGACAATAGTAGTGGAACACCACAAACTATTGGTGGGTTAAGAAGTACATCAATGACAATCAATGGCGAAACTGTTGATGTTACAAACAAAGATTCAGCTACATTTACTGGATCATCAGGACACGATATAGGTAGAGCATTAGGTGCAAATATGGGAATTAGAAGTATGACTTTATCTGCAAGTGGTGTATTTACGGATTCAACTGGTGAAAATAATTTAAGAGGTGCCGCATTTACAGGTTCTTCAGTTAATTATGATTTAGTATTTGGTGATGGTTCAGATGTTAAAGGTGCTTTTATTGTTACAAGTTACGAAAGAGCAGGTGAGTTTAATGGTGAAGAAACTTTTTCATGTACACTTGAATCAAATGGAACAATAACTTACACTAATGCGTAATTATGGAATATAAGTGGACAAATGGTTGGGAAGTGATTAATTTTACTAT